CTTCCCAAAAATAAACTTCACCGATGCCGATTCAGATCTACTAGCAAAGGGATCCCTTGCCGACTACCTAGGAATAGTAACAATGTTACCAACTTCAACACTATATCAAAGCACTCCGGTATCAGCTTTACCATTTCGCGCATATACTGAAATATGGAACGAGTATTATCGCGATCAAAATCTCCAACCAGCAATTGACTACGATAAAAGCGAAACAGACATAACTTCCCAAGAATTAGCAAATATTGCCGCTCTAAGAACCCGAGCTTGGGAAAAAGACTATTTCACTTCAGCTCTACCGTGGACTCAACGAGGAGACGATGTAATGCTACCAATAGATAGCGTATATAATCCTCAATATAGAGATCAAACCGTATCACGTCTCGAAGGACTCACTACACTATCACCTTTAGGCGATGCCTTCATAGGAAACGATGGATCAGTAACAGCAGGAACTGTAATAGATGGAAGTCCCGATGTACCAATATGGTTAGAACCTCTCGAACAGGATCAGGTTATAGATGCATCTAGCGTAACAGTTAACGAACTACGAACAGCCGTAAAACTCCAAGAATGGTTAGAAAGAAATGCTCGCGCAGGTTCCCGCTATGTGGAACAAATACTTTCTCACTTCGGTGTCAAATCATCAGATGCACGACTTCAACGACCAGAATACCTAGGAGGATCAGTCAATCCAATACAAATCTCAGAGGTACTAAATACTGTTGGCGAAGCCGGAGGCGCACCACAGGGAGACATGACAGGACACGGTATAACATACAATAAAGCCGGTGGCTTTAAACGCCGTTTCGAAGAACACGGCATACTAATGTCAATAATGTCAATAACTCCAAAAACTGCATATCAACAAGGAATCCCTCGTCAATATCAAAAATTTGACCGCTACGACTACTACTGGCCAGAATTCGCACACTTAGGCGAACAAGAAGTAAAAATGTCAGAACTATATTTCAAATGGGATGATCAATATGTACCATCAGATACCTTTGGTTATCAGGCCCGATATGCAGAATACAAACAAGCACAATCTCAGGTAGCAGGAGAATTCCGCGACTCTCTCGACTTCTGGCACTTAGGAAGACAATTCTCAGAAGAACCTGTCTTAAATGGATCATTCATAACAGCCGACCCTTCAAAACGAATATTCGCCGTAACAGATGAAACAGAACACGAACTTTGGTGCCAAATCTATAATCAGGTTAGCGCTTTACGCCTTATGCCTTACTTCGGTACTCCAAGGCTGTAGCTCAATAATATATCAAAATAAAACAACTATAAAAATTCAAAAAGATGAAAAAACAACAGAAATGGCAGAGTAAATGGGAATATGACCATACAAAAACTCCCAAATCGGATAATAAAGGCGAAAAAACCTTAACAATTCCAGACGCATCTTACACAATCAGAGAACTATTAGACCGGCACTCTCGAGGTATGGCAACAGAAATCGGTAACGCTCCACAATATCCATTTGATAATGACATGGATCATGACGATGTCGATCTGGAAGAACTGGCCCGTATGGACATGGCAGAACGTCAAAAAATAGTCGAAGAAACAAAAGAGCGCATACGCAATCTTAAAGGCAACCTAGAAGAAGACCGGCAAAACCGAATAACTGCCTATAAAGAAAAATTCTTCGAAAAAACAGGAAAAACAATGGTTAATCCTGAAATACAGAAGAAGGAAAATGAATACCAAGAAGAAATAAATCGCTTAAAACAGCTACTTCCTTCTTCTGAAACAACTGGTAAAAACCAGAAAAAAACCACAGAAAATGAATAAAAAGTGTAAACTTTTTTTTCAAACTACTCCCGACGACAGGGATCGGATCCGCAAAGCGGAGATCCGTGTCGGAGGGGTGAGTAGGTGTATATGCCGTAAACTTCGCGCTAAAAGTGAAGCGCAGCGAAAACAAATAAAAGCGAATACTAAGGCAATAAACGACCTACTAGACAACTTAGAAGAAGTTGTCACAAAAATCAATATAAACATATATAAAAGCGCAAATAAGCGCTTAAAAGACCAAAAGTGAGCATTCCTTTACTTGATAATTAAATGCTCACTGACACTCTTAAAAGTGGCAATAACACAAAATAAATATAAAAACTTAAAAATCAGACAATTATGTCATGGACTAATGTAGCCGCCGCAGGCACATCCGGAATACTAGGATTCGGAACAGCATATCATAACCGAAAATTCGCAGAAAAACAATCAGACCTAGCTTATCAACGAGACCTAGAACACTACCGAAGACAAAACCGATATAACTCACCTAAGCAACAAATGGCCCGACTTAAAAAAGCTGGCCTAAATCCAAATCTTGTATATGGAGATGGCGCACTAACAATGCAATCTAAAGGTGACGTAAACTATCAACCTGTAAATGCTCCTATGCCAACTGGATTGGCAAACGATATAATAGGAACAGCAACAGACTTAAAACTCCGGCAGGAACAAATAAAAAATATAGCCGCCGATACGCAAAGCAAAAAAAATTATAACTATCAGGCAGGCTGGCGCAATGCGATTCTATCAAACGAATCAGATATAAAAGCCCGACAAAATACAATGGGCGCAGAACTCTACGATACTCAAATCCAAATACAAAAATCTATAGAACAAAAAAACTGGAAAGAGGTCGAAAGAATACAGGCACAGACCGACTTCATAAATGCAGGTATGACAAAACTAGAGGTAGAAACCGAAAAAATAGCCTCAGAGGCACTATACATGAAATACAGAAATGCCTTCCGTAAGCTTGGAATAACAGACTCAGATCATGCACTCATCAGAGTAGCCTATAGACTATACATGAACAATGAAGACATGTTCTTGGAATGGCTTGGAATACCAAACAATTCAAACCTTAAAGACTATATAGAATAATGGAAAAAAAACATAAAATCTATCGCATACCAATGCCAATAGAAGAAGCTAAACAATTAGAACTCTGGAAAATGGTCAGCCCACAAAACACAGAAAAAAATTTCTTGCCTAGTTCAGGAAAATTTTTATACATTCGTGCAAGAGGACAAAGGACTTTAATAACTCATTTCCTCTTAAACAACCCTCTTAAAAAAATTTACTTATCTTGCAAGAAATATTTTTACAAATTAATATTCATCTTATCTAAAATTTAAAATTATGAGATTCAGAAGAAAATCATTCAGAAGCAGACGCCGTGGCAATGTACGCAGGCGCAGAACATTCAAAAGCCGAAGACGCTCATCAGGTCGGAAATATTACACAGTATCACGCGGTGGAATCCGACTATAAAAAAAACACTCGCGAAATGCCTTGTATATCACCTATCTTAGTCAGAGATCCACTAAAAAGACAGCAGCTAAATACATCCTCATTTCCGTGTGGTAGGTGTGGCCCGTGCCGTAAATCTCGCTCTGCGGCATGGGCTGTTAGGCTAAAAGTAGAACTACAATATGCCTACAAGCCACAATTCTTAACACTAACGCAGGAAGACGAATATCTGGAATATACGCCCGATGGAGAACTAACCCTAAACAAATCAACACTTCAAAAATTCATAAAACGACTCCGGAAATATAATGACGCTTACTGGATTCAGGACAACCCACAAAGAGCGGACTTTTCAAAAGATATTAACATACGTCAATTCCGATACTATGCTATCGGAGAATATGGCGATAAATTTCAAAGACCACATTATCACATGTTAGCCTTTAACCTTCACGACAAAACAAACGAAAGATTAGAAGAAATCTGGAAACGTGGCTTTATAAAACGTGGAGACATCAGCGAGGCATCAATACGATACGTAACAAATTATGTAAATAAATTAACATTCGAAAAAAACCCTTCCGCTCAACCCGAATTCGCGTTAATGTCTCGTAGACCTCCAATAGGATATCAATACATAAATACCCACTCGCAATATCACCAAAAAACAGGTATGACATATATGCAGGATGGCCCACAAAAAGTAACACTACCGAGACTATACAGAGATAAAATGCTATCTGGTGGACAAAAACTACGTGCAAACTGGGAATTCCGAAAAAAACTAATACAAGAGGATAACGAGATCTTCAAAGAGTATGGCCCTAAAATGTTTGCAGTACAAAAATCTCGAACAGACGATAAAATAAGAAAATTTACTAACGCTAAAAACAAAAGAAAATGACAATGTTTAACAAAGTTTCTATCCGTAGGAACAAGTACAACAAATTTAACCTTTCACACGAAAGGAAGCTATCATGCCACATGGCAAAACTAATCCCAATCAATTGTGTGGAAATCGTACCAGGTGACAAATTCCGCGTAGGTGTCGAATCCTTAATCAGGTTAGCACCAATGAAGGCACCAATAATGCATCGTATGAACGTTACGGTTCATCACTTCTTTGTACCTAATCGAATAATATACGATAAATGGGAAACCTTCATAACAGGTGGCGAAGACGGAAAACAAGAAGTAAACTTCCCAAAAATAAACTTCACCGATGCCGATTCAGATCTACTAGCAAAGGGATCCCTTGCCGACTACCTAGGAATAGTAACAATGTTACCA